ATCTGGAAACAGCCCTTGTCCCGGAGGATTTCAAGACAGATGTCCTCGGCGAGATCAAGGACTCAAACGGCGTGTTCGTGGAGAATGCGGACGCACAGCCTGTTCCCTTCGCCCTGCTCTTTGAGTTTGTCGGCGATGCCAGAGCCATCCGCCATGTGCTTTATAACTGCACGGCAAGCCGTCCGGATATCGAAGCGCAGACCAAAGAGGATAAGGTATCCGTCAAGACTGAGAGCCTTACGATCGACGCATCCTCGATCTACAACAAGGACCTCGACGCAAACATCGTAAAGGCTGACACATCCTCCGAGACGGACGAAGCCACCTACAAGAGCTGGTATGATTCCGTCCACCTCCCGGCGAAGAAGGCCGCAAGCGGCTCTACTGCTTCAGGAGGGACGAGTAGCACTTCCAGCACTTCAACATCAGGAAAGTAAGGGGTAAACCATGAAAAAAGAAATCGAAATGACTCTGGAGGACGGCAGCATAAAGCCGTTCTCCTTTGAAGCAAACGGTGCGACCGCTATTCTCTACCGGATGGTTTTCCATGAGGATCTGATGGTTACGATGAACAATCTCTCCAGCGCAAACCTTGATACCTTAGTCGGCGCTAAGCTCGCTTACATCATGCATGCACAGGCAGAAAGCACGCCCACCTCTCAGCTTTCTCTCGATGACTTCATCCACTGGGCGGCGGGCTTCGATGGCATGAGCTTGATCGAAGGACTGGACTCCTTCGTGGCAGTATACCTCGGAAACCGCATGGCTACGACAGAACCAAAAAAAGAGGACGCCCAACTGACAGAGAAATAAACACAGCGGTATATCTCTTACGCTGCAAGCAGTTGGGCTTTACCCTTTCGGAGCTTTCCATGATCGAGGAAGGCATGGTATTTGATGTGCTCTCAGAAGCTGATAACGATGAGAACGGCGACTACTGCGAGGTGGCGACACAGGAGGATATGGATAACTGGTAAGCGTTCCTGTTAAAGCAATCATGTCGTATTCTGAAATGAAAACAACCCGGTTAATTATATTAAAAGATGGTCGATATATTATTTAAAGAGGAAATTTCAAACGGAAAGAGGTGATCTTATGTCAAGAATTACGGATTATGCTTTTTTGTTTCAGAAATCATTCAAGACACCTGTTGTCAGTCCGATAGGAAGTTTCAAACTTTCTGACCTTAACAGCAGTACTGTTCAGTCGAAGTTAAAAACTGCCGGTATCAATACGAACAGCATGCAATATAAAGCTGCTGTAAAACAGATGATGAATCAGGGAAATGGAATGATGTATGGTAATATTCAGGGAATCAAAAACCTGATGAGCCAGTACGACAGCGATGGAGATTATATCGATCCGAATTCCGGATTATCCGGTCTTCTTGTAACTAAAGAAAATGAAAAAAACAGAAGACGGGTAATATCTATCCCTGACAGCAGCAAAGAAGAAATGTTTGAACTCACCAAAAAAGAATTCCTGCGTGAAAATGGCGTTGGGAATGGGGATACAACCAGGCGCACAGATGTATACTTTAATCTGTATCGCAAGATGCCAAAACAGGACAGACTGGCGGCTGGTTACACCCTTGATAAATATGAGAGGATGTACACAGGGGCGCTTTACGCTGCTGCCAAAGCAGCCGATCCTGACTGGGAAATCGGAAAAGCAATCAAACCCGGTGCTTTAGATGGAGTTACAAGAGAGTCGGCGGAAGCCGGTAATTCACTTTCCGGCTCATCTATTGATACTACAGTTTGACACTAACAAAGTATAAATGGAGGTTTACTTATGAAGAAGGTCACAAAGAAATCACTTGTTTCGATTTTTGCATGCTTTTTAGCTTGCATAATGTTTGCAATGCCAGTATATGCTGCAAGCAGCAGTTTCAGTAAAACCACTGTAAAGCTTAACGCTATCAACGGAAGTAGTTCAGTAAAGAGCACATTATCATCTGGAAGTGTTTTGGGATCCAAACGCTCAATCAACAGTGTCCAGTTGTTTTGTAATGTATCATCAAATTCTGATCCTTATACCATATATGTGCAAAGCCCATCGGGGACGGTTGAATCTCTATCTGGGCCTTCGCGTAGCAGTACAGTATCGGTTGGGGGCTTTTTGGGAGAAGATCCAAAAGGAACTTGGACAGTATGGATTGTAAATTCAGGAATATCCTATAAAGGCAATATCTACCCTGCATCAACAGCTACGATAACGTTAAAAGTATCTTATACATACTGATAAAAATTATTTAATCACCGGAACACTACTCCATCGTAGTGCTCCGGTTTTTTGATGCCATTTTTCAGAAAGGAGGACAGCGATGGCTGACCGTATTAAAGGAATCACAGTAGAAATCGGCGGCGATACGACTAAGCTGTCCGATGCCTTAAAGAATGTAAACAAGTCCATCCGCCAGACACAGGATCAGCTTCGGGATGTAAACAAGCTCTTAAAACTTGACCCCGGCAATGCCGATCTTCTCGTCCAGAAGCAGAAGTACCTCTCCGCGGCGATCTCCGACACAAAGGAGAAATTAAAGCAGGAGCAGGATGCCTTAAAGCAACTGCAGCAAGGACCGCAGACCGAGGAGACCATCAAGCAGCAGGAGGCTCTGACCCGTGAGATTGAAAACACCAAGCAGTCCCTTGAAAAGCTGAAGTCCGAGTTCAAGGATGTCGGTTCTGTGGCAGGTGTCCAGCTTCAGCAGGCAGGACAGAAAATGAAGGATGTTGGTGACAAGATCACAGGTGTCGGCACTTCCCTTTCCACCCAGGTGACCGCCCCGATTGCCGCCGTCGGTGCGGCATCCCTTGCCGCTTTTAAGGAAGTGGATGAGGGAGCTGATATCGTAACGCAAAAGACCGGAGCAAGCGGCAAGGCATTAAAGGAAATGCAGGATGCGGCAAACGATATTGCGACATCCATCCCTACCGACTTTGCCACGGCAGGTTCTGCGATCGGCGAGGTAAATACCAGGTTCGGCCTTACCGGGGATAAGCTGAAGAAGCTCTCCCAGCAGTTTGTTGAGTTCGCATCCTTAAATGACACGGATGTATCGACTTCCATTGATAACGTATCGTCAGTCCTTAATGCGTTCGGCATGGATGCATCCCAGGCAGGCGGTATGCTTGACGTTCTAAACTCTGTCGGACAGTCCACAGGACTTTCCATGGATACCCTCGCACAGGATCTCTCGCAGAACGCGGCACAGCTTCAGTCTATGGGGCTTAACGCCACGCAGTCCGCACAGTTCCTTGGCAATGTCGAGATGTCCGGCCTTGACGTAGGCGTTGCGATGGCAGGCATGAAGAAGGCCATGAAGGAGGCCGCTGGGAACGGGCAGACCCTTGACCAGGCGCTGAAAGGTTTCTCGGATACCATGCACTCAAACAAGAGTGATACCGAGAAGCTGCAGGCCGCCTACGACCTGTTCGGCTCCAAGGCAGGTGCCTCGATCTTCAATGCAATGAAGACCGGCAAGCTCTCCCTTGACGGTTTCTCCTCCGATATGAGTTCCTTCTCCGGAAATGTATCAAAGACATTCGATGATACTTTAGACCCAATTGATAAGTTTCAGACCACGCTTAATCAGCTTAAAATTACGGGAGCTGAGATAGGAAACTCCCTCTCCGCTGTCCTTGCTCCGATGCTTCAGCAGGCGGCAGCCGCCTTAAAGCAGGTCGCAGGCTTCTGGGAAAAGCTGCCTGCGCCAATGCAGCAGTTTATCATAAAGGCAGCCCTTGTTGCTGCAGCCGTAGGGCCTGTCCTAGTAGGCATTGGCAAAGTGACAAGCTCCATCGGCACGATCACATCAGGCATTGGAAAGGTCATGACGCACCTCGGAGGGCTGTCCGGCGCAATGACGGCATTCAGCTCGGTCGGGCTTCTTCCCATGATCGGGATCATCGCCGCAGTAGTCGCGGCTGTCGTTGCTGTCATTGCGATCATAAAGAACTGGGGAGCAATATCCAACTGGTTTAAGGGAGTCTGGGAAGGCGTCTGTAACGGCGTAAAGGCGGTAGGAACAGCCCTCGGAAACTTCTTCACCGGGCTCTGGAACGGCGTAAAGACTGTGACAACTACAGCGTGGAACGGAATAAAGACAGGCGTATCTACGGTCTGGAACGGCATGAAGACAGGTGCATCCACCGTATTTAACGGGATAGAGACACATATCTCGAATGCCTGGAACAATGTAAAGACCAATACCTCCACGGCATGGAGTGCGATAAAGACAAGCGTCGCCCAGCACGGGGGCGGCATCAAGGGCGTGATCGGCACTGCTATGGAGGGCTATAAGGCGATCTGGAAAACAGGCTTTGACATCATAGATAAGGTGACCGGAGGAAAACTGGGAGACGCCCTTTCCAAGGCAAAGGAAAAGACCGCCGGGATCAGGGATGCCTTCTCCGGCGCAATGGACAAGGCAAAGTCCGTGGTAAGCGGAGGGCTTGAGCGGATCAAAAACTTCTTTGCCGGATGCCATCTTTCGTTTCCGAAGATCAAGCTTCCGCATTTTTCAATCAGCGGAAAGCTCTCCATCAAACCGCCTTCCGTTCCGCATCTTTCGGTCAGCTGGTATAAGAAGGCCATGAACGAGCCGTACATCCTCCAAAGTCCTACGATCTTTGGAATGTCCGGTGGCAGTCTTCTCGGCGGAGGCGAGGCCGGTGAGGAAGCAATCGTAGGAACGGACCGGCTCTCGTCCCTTGTGACGAACGCCGTCCTTGCGGCTAATGGCGGTGCCCAGACGATCGTTATCCCTGTTTATATCGGGCAGGAACGGATCGATGAACTGGTGGTGAAAGCCACACAGAGAACCAACTACAGGTCAGGAGGCAGATAATGTTAAAGAAGGATTTTCCCATCTACTTTGATGATACGAAGCTTTTCTGGCCTGTGAAATGGGACGAGAGTTACGAGGTCGTGGAAAGCAAGAATACCACAGAGGCGGGCACTGATCAGATCATCGTGACAAGATACGATAAGCTGACTGTCTCCGCCTCTTTCCAGTGTTCCGACAGATGGGCGGCGGTCTTTGCATCCTTCCGCGATAAGGACAGCATCGCCGTAAGGCTTTATGACTTAAAAACACAAAGCTACAAAACAAGGACGATGCGGATAAGGAATTTCAAGACCGGACCGGAAAAGAACTCAGAGAAGCTGTCCGGGACGAACGGACTCTATACCGTGAGTTTTGACCTGCTGGAATTTTAAGAAAGGAGGCGCTTCATGTACGCCGTAAGCGACAAATACAAGGCTGCCATGAAGCAGCCGGTACAGCATTTTTCCATGAAGGGAAGCATTGGTGATACCTTTTTTTGTGACGATAACATCCTGTCCGGTTCCTGTCAGATCACCAATCAATGCTCTGACGATACGATGATTGGTATCGGACAGGTTTATATCGGGCAGATGGACATCACTCTGATGAATCTGGATCTAAAGCGATACTCTCTGAAAGGAGAAAAGATCACACCCTTCTTCGGACTTAAGATTGCGGACGGTACCTACGAGTACATTCCTCTCGGTGTGTTTAACATTTCCGAAGCCCAATGGACACAGTCCGGTGTCGTGATAAAAGCCTATGACAATCTGTCGCTTTTCGATAAGACCTGCCCGGTAGGCACCACTTTGGGAAAACCGTATGATCTTGCCAAAATGGCCTGCGAGAGCTGCAAAGTTCCGCTTGCTACTACAGAAGATGAATTTAAGACATTTGCCAATGGTTCTGAGAACTTTTCTCTTTATTCGGAAAATGATATCGAGACATGGCGGGATTATCTTTCCTGGCTTTCCGCTGCTCTCGGGTGCTTTGTGACCTGTGACAGAGCAGGAAGGATAAAGTTCTGCTCCTACAGTAAGTCTGTCGTGGATGTAATCGATGAAAGTCATCGGTTCAGCGGAGGCTCTTTCTCTGATTTTGAAACAAGATACACGGGTATTTCCTGCGTGAATCTAAGCGACAAGACCACCAGTTACTATGGGATGGATGAGGATAACGGGCTAACCTATAACCTCGGCAGCAACCCCTTCCTTCAGTACGGGGTATCGGAAAGCCTTGAAAAGCAGCGTCGTGCCATTCTTACAGCGCTCCAACAGATCGACTATGTCCCGTTCAAGGTTACGATGATCGGAAACCCTGCATACGACCTTGGAGACGTGCTTTCTTTTCCGGGAGGGATAGGTGATGCCAATAAGCTCTTCTGTATCACAAAGTACACCTTAAAATACAACGGCTCCTATGAAATTTTGGGCGTCGGACAGGATCCTTCCCTCGCCTCCGCAAAAAGCAAATCCGATAAAACGATCGCCGGACTGCTTTCTTCACAGACAGACAATGATATGCACTATGTGCTCTACCAGAACGCTGAAGCTGTAAAGATTGACGATGGAAAAGAAGGTTCTGTCATGTCCGTAAAGTTCGCGGTACAGAAAACCACGCACATCTCCTTTGATATGGAAATCCTGCTGTCGGTGGATACGACGGAAGGCAATGATGCTGGAAATGTCTCGGAGGGAGACGCTTATGTAAAAGCCACTTATTACTTAAACGGTGATGAGATCAGTACAAGGCATCCTGTGGAAACCTTTCAAGACGGCGAGCACATCCTGCGTCTTCGCTATGAGCTGGAAGCTGTGGAGGCGTCCATTCATACATGGAATGTCGTTCTGTCCGTAAAAGGCGGTTCCCTCTCGATAGTAAGATACGGCGTTCTCGGAGTCGTAAGCGGCATGGGACTGGCAGGCAACGGCGAATGGGACGGCGAGATCACGGCGGAGGATACAATCGATCGTATTCTTATTAACCGGATAATGAGCTGCTTCTCAGATACGGTGGACATCCGTTTACTTCATGATACACCATGCCTTGCTGTAGACCGTGTGGCTAGGGTTAATATCGCGTCTATCTTTGCTGGTTTTGCAGAGACTGTAGAATCCACTTCCGACATCATGGTTTTCTCGCCGTGGGCAAACGTTGACAAGGTGGCTACTTCTTGTGAAGTAAAGGATAATGGCTGGATCGGCTTCGGCTCTACAACACTAAAAACAAGTCTTTCGGTTACTACCTGTGCTGTATACGGTGCAAAACATATCACAGCGGATTCAAAAAATGCCATATTTTATATTTCCTTTGACGGCGGCTCTACATGGATGGGCTACGCTGAGAATGAATGGAAAGAAAATGTCGCAATGACAGAATCCGATATCGGCGAGATTCCGGAGGATGCCTTAAAACAATATGACCATCTGTCGGTAAAGGCCGTGCTGGAAAACGACTCGGTTCTTTACGCGATCAATCTATACGGAGGAAGGATACAAAAATGAAAGGACATGTGAGTATAGAGCTGCATAATCATAACAGCGGGTTTACCGAGCGGATCGAACAGGACAACATGGTGACAAACGCGCTTACCTACGCTATGGGCCATGCTGTCTCCTGCGGCGCCAATCTGTCAGACCTGATGCTCCCGGTGGCAAAAAGAGGACTCGGAGGACTTTTTCTTTTTGACGGGAAGCTGGAAGAAAACGCAGAGAATGTGCATTTTCCCATGGATGTCCATCTGATCGGGCATGCAGCGCGAACCGTAAATACGGATGATCCCATGCGTGGAAGCCTCAACTCTCTGGAAACAAAGAGGAC